TTGCAGCGGTTTGTCCTTGCAATCTTCACAACCGCATTCATACAAATTTCCGATTCGCAAATGCAACGCCCCAAAATATTCAGGGCTTAGACGAAAAAATCAGCGTCGAAATTTAATTTAGTTGGTGATTCGGTTTTTTTGGCTCCCAAAACCGCAATGCCAAATGTATCTTTCACCCAATTCGGATCAATCTCTAAAAAGTTGGCGGCGTCTTTTGTCATGGTCCAAAGCATGTCTAAATCTTCTGAAGGTGGAAAAGCAAAAACGGCATCGCCAGTAACTAACCCTAATTTTACCAAAGCAGGAATCACAACTGTGTTCCAGCCTTGCTCAATCAAGGATAAATCGCTATCCACTAAATCTTGCAAAATAGTAAGCGAACTCTTTTCTTTTGAGTTGGATCCGTTCTTGGTGTCTTGACCAACCACAGTTCCTGAAATACCCATCGACATTTCATTGTTGCAGACATTGAGCAAACCTTTGTACACATCGCCATTTGTTGAAACACCTTGTGCAAATTCAAAGCTTTCATTATCATCAATGATGAACCAAGCTGCAGAACCCATATCACGCAACATCTTTTCGCCACGACTTACCATCGCTCGATCCTGTGTGTTTGTTTTCAAAACTCGGGGTGGAATGCCGTAAATTTCGCACAGTTCAGAATAACAACTTTGTGCAAAACGTTTCATCAACACATGGGGCACACAACCGTTGAGCAATCCATACTCTTTGTTGCTTCCGAATTCAATTAAAAAAGAACCGTATTCTTTTTGAAGGCGGTAGTCTATTTTTTTGTCTTCCGCATAGTCAGCAAAAAGAAATCCTTTGACTGGATCAACGTTTTGGCGCGGAATCAAATCAAAAACAATCTCTTCGTTGATGTAATTAAACTCACCCAACGAATGACCGTAATACACGGTTTCCAAAATGGCTTTATTAATAGCATACACCCACTTTTTATTTTGCAAAAAAGCGGTTAAATCGTCGTTTTTCTTACCCGCTAAATCGTTGATTAAAAAAGGTTGAGAAAGGGATTTCAACATCCGGTTATTGATTTGAGATTGCAAATGCAAATCAACCATAATATTGTCAAACAGGTTGTACAACGGGAAGCGTTTGGCTTGATCTACATTGTTGGCCAAGTTCAGTGCATCGTTCCAGTTCTTGATGTCCTGACGTGTTCGAGATATTGATTTTGGCGCAATAGTGACCGCTAAAGAATTACTTTTCTTTAACTTCCATTGTCCTGTTTGATTTGCCAATTGAAAGGTTGGATTTTCCATTATATTATTCGTGGTTAAATTTTGCACGCGAACCGCTGCTAAACGGCTGTCTCGTGTTGTTTTGATCCGTGATTGTGATTTTTGGCAAACTCGTCAACACCAGCGTTCCTTTTGAAAGTTTCGTAAACCAATCAATGGCGCGGTCGTAACGTTCTTTGGCTTGCTCGTAAATGAAATCGGCATTGCAAAGCGTGGCAATGTGAAACTTTGCCAACGTCAAACAATGTTGCAAAATCAACGCATTACGGTCTAAACCACTGGCGTTAAATATTGCAGCCGTGTCGTATAAAACACGACCGTCAAATGCATTCATGCTGTTGATGTTTGGTGTTAAATAACTCTTCGCTTCCTCTTCCGCAGCTGATAAAGCTTGCAGCACCAGATCGTCATTTCCTTCCGTGATTTGATCTACTTGGTAGCTGTAAATAACGCTGCCTAAATCGATTTTTGCTAAAAACATAATTAATGTTGTTTGATGATGGATTGGAAAACTCGCATCCAAAAAATTTTCTTTGGATTGAATTTGCTTGCTTGTTTTTTGCCAGTTGTAATAAAATGCTCAACATAAGTTGGGAATCCTAAAACATCCACGCCAACTTGATAAGTAACTCTATTTATTACTTCAGGTTTCTTATTTTTATTACTTGCTGGAATTTGTAATCCGTGTGGTGCCATAAAATTAATATTTACGTGAGCTTCGTTGCCCAATTACATACGTCTCTTCTCTTTTTTCAGCGCGGTTTTTCAAAAGCCAAACGCCGCCTTCTAGCAAATCGGGTCCATCCATTATTTTAGCGTTTTCGTCCACGCCAACAAATTGTTCGGCCATCCGTTCCATGTTTGGATTGTTTTGTTCGTCAATATTAAATATCAACTCACCCGCACGCCACAATGGTTCTAACGTTCCCTCAATACGATTGAATTTATCGCCTTTACTTCTAGTGTCAAGCGACATGGCTAAACGTCTTTTGCGGTTCCGGCTAGTGGTCTGAATCAATGGCTTTATCACTTGTTGATAAAAAGGGTCTTGCAGTGAATTGTTTTCAATCCAATCCCGGTGCGCATCAACACCTTTATCACTAACGTATTCCGATGCATCGTGCAAGTAGTCCACAAATACCGATTGTCGCATATTGTTCAACCAAATTTTGTATAGGTAATATTTGTTTTTATAACGCCCGATAACACCAACGCCTTTTTGCGACGACGTACTTTTGTCTTTATTTGAGGTCGCAGGATCGGCATAGGTTAGAACCGCTTCGCAGTAGCGTATCGGCGGACATTTGCCCCAAATAACACTCGTGAAAAACTTACCTATTGACGTTGGGTTATTAAAATATTCCTTTTGTTGAGAACTTAACGTGATTGGCTTCAACGCCCGATCAATCATTGCCTCCGTGTTTTTAGTTGGCCATGTACTATTACCGTGCTTGTCGCGAATGTTGATTACTTCGTGCAAATCGGATTTCTTACCCATTTCAGTAATGCAGCAATATTTTGCAATGATGTTTCCACAGGCTATAATAGTCAACGGCACGGAAATAGAACGCGTGGGAATCAACGCCTGTTCAATCCACTCGTATTTCTTTTTAATCGTTGCCGGGTTGCGACAATCAACATCTGTATCAATATCATCAATAATAATTACGTCAGGACGGGATGCATCATTTCGAGTTCCACGAGGTGATTGTTGCGCTCCAAGTGCTCTGTAAGATACACCCTGTCTAGTTCTGAATTCGCCCGCTTCCCAATTGCCTAAACTTTGTTGCAAACCGTAATCATTAATGATACGATTGTTAACCTCAAGTATGGATTGGTACGGATTAAGCAACCGTTCGGCATCGTCATAAGTAGCCGAAATAAGCAAAACCGTTTTCTTTTTGCCAGTTGTAGTTAGATACAAAACCTCCATCATCGTTCTGGCAGACTTTGCCAATTCACGAGACCAGGACCGCACCTCATACCATTCCATGTTTTCTAAAACGCGCTTGGTTGCTTTTTTGTGAAATGGAGCGGGTTCTGATGTATAAAAGTTCGGGAAATAGTACTTAAACCATTCCTCGGGATTTGCCTCCAGTCGCTTTATGCGTTTGCCTTTCTCGACGGCAGTTTCGTTTAAATCAACAGGTGTAGATTTACGGGTGTTGTCTCGGAACTCCTGCCATTCGGCTAATGATTTTCTATCGTTACTCACACTCATTATCGTTTCATTTTAGCGGTGATGAATGCGTCGCAATATTCGGTCAATGTTTTTGAAAACGCTAAATCTTGACCAGCAATAAATTGAATCAGCTGTTTGGCCACTTCAACGGTTTCGCCAATGTTGGTTTCGGTTTCGAGCTTATTAATCGAACTGGTTAGCTTTGAAATAATATCAGCATCTTTTGAATTCGCAACGTTGCCAATCTTAATTGGATAGTCTTTTTCATCATACTTTGGGAACTCCAAAGATTCTGAACCATCGCCGTTCTTTATCTTAACTGGCTTTAACAAAAATGCAGGAATGTCCCGAATGATCGGACGCTCCATAATTTCGCGGTTGATATTTTCCAATTGCTTGTATAAACTGGTCAATTGGTTGTCTTTAGTTACCAACATTGAAATTTTAAGACTGTCCCAATCGCCCTCTTTGACCCACTTACCAATTGTTTTCTCGGTAACGTTTAACCGTAAGGCAATTTCTTTCTGTGAAATATTTTCATTAACAAATAGAATTTTTGCAAAGTCTCTTTCAACCTGTTTTTTATTAGCCATACCGCTTTTATTTACAGCAAATTTGAATAAATACTATCATCTAAAAAAATTCCTGTT